CTGATTTCGGCTTTGAGATTTTTTAAGTTTATGCCATATATTAGGGCTTTAGGCTATAAATGATTGTTTGCCATGACTAGAGGGTAGTCAATTAATTTATATTCTATTGGCTTATTGCCTACTAGGTAATGGATAAAGACACCATCCTGTTCCATGCTTGTCTTATGGCTATGGCATTCATGGCATAAGGATTGGAATAGGTTTCTATAGAAGGCATCCTTACCTATCCAACTCCAAGGAAAGACATGGTCTATATGCTTGGCACTTGTTACTATGCCCCTAGATAGGCATGATTGGCATAAGGGTTGTCTAGATAACTGAGATGCTCTTAATTGTTTCCAATGCTTAGTTTGGTACATAGCATTAAAGGCATCTCTTTCTTTTGTTCTAATTTCTTTGTAGACATCCCTACCACCATGCTCTATACAGAAGCTATTAAACTTACTCTTAGTATTCTTACAGCCTAAAGATGCACATTTAGTATAGGTAGGTAAGGTAGGCAGTTATCTAACTCCAATAAACTTATGGGTTTGAATACTTACTCGCCATCCGTTATTAGTTGCCTCTTTAACGCATAAAGCAGTTGCCTTAGTGCTTTGGCTTAATGGCTGTAACCAAATATTATTATTACTTCTTGTATAGGGCAATACTTCTTCTTTTAATTTTATTATGTCTGCTGGCTTGCCTACTGGAAATTTAACTTCATTAGCCATTAGGTAACTACCTTGCAATACTTCCATTCCACCAGCCATTCCAATCTTAGGGCTAACTGTAATAAATGTCTTAGGATGGCATTTAATTGGATAAGTACCAGATGTCTCTATTTGAACACTATATCCATTAGCAATTAAAGAACCTGTTAGGTTTTCTAAATCATATAGACAAGGCTCTCCACCAGTTAAGACGATATGCTTGGCTTTGAAATTTTTTAGCATCATTAAAATATCCATAATGTGCATATAAGCAAAATTATCCGTATCTTCTTGCTTGGAAAGCATGGGTTTAATAGACATTACTTTGCTGTCATTTATTTCCCAAGTATGCTTTGTATCGCAAAAAGAACAGCCAACAGGACATCCTTGCAATCTTATAAAGACAGATGGAGTGCCTGTATAAGTAGCTTCTCCTTGAATAGACTCAAATACTTCATTTACGGGATATATAGTTGTCATAGTCTTCTTGTGCCTTTTCTTTGTTTTCCCATGGAAAGACAATCCAATCCTCATCTTTCATAGTTATTGCTGATGTAATTGCTCCTAAATTGCAAGTGTCTCTTTTAATTAATACATAAGCGGGGTATGGATATTTCAATCTTAAATTTCTTAGTGTCTTGCCTGAATCGGCTATATCGTCCACCAATATAGACAGTTTTGTAGGTCTATCAACAATGGGCTTTCCCCATTTATGAGAAAGAGCAACAGCAAGGACAAACCCACCTCTAGGAATAGGATAAAAGCTATCGCAGATAGGTCTAGGCATTTCATTAACAGCAACATCAAATTCTTCCCAACTAATGTATTTCATTTTCATTTCGTATAAATAGCAGAATTTGCCCCATGCTCTCTTACTTGAACTGAAACTAAATGGCACCTAGGTGCAAATCCAGCATCTTTAAGCCATTGTTCTGTTACTTCATAGACCATTTCAGCAAACTTTTCGCATCCACCCGCTGGAATAACTACTAAATCTAATACTCCTAATTTGTGTCCTTGTTTAAAATATTCTAGGTGCGGATCATCTTCTGCTACTACTAATTTATGGTCAAAAGTATCTTCTAAGATTGCTTTTAAGCCTTTAAGCCCACCAAAATCTACTACCCAATTCCTTACATCTAATTCTTCGGCAGAAAAGCAAAATTCAAAAGCTAAAGCATATCCATGAACGAAACGACAATGACTTTCTGCTTTCCATTGTCTAAAAGCACAAGAAATGCCTAAATCATGCCCAAAAGTCTTAGTAGATAAAAATGTCATTTGATTAGCCTAAAGAATTCAGCCCTAGCATCTGGGTCATTAAGGAAAGTACCACGCATTACTGATGTAGTCATTTTGGTTTCAGATTCCCTTACTCCCCGCCATGTCATACATTGATGGGTAGCCTCTACTACTACAGCTAAACCTTTAGGAGTAATCATTTGCTCTACTAGGTCTGCTAACTGGACAGATGCTTCTTCTTGGATTTGGGGTCTAGCCATAATCCACTCCGCAAGACGAACAAACTTAGAAATGCCAATAACCCTATCAGAAGGCAAAACACCAATCCAAGCACGACCAGTAATTGGGACAAGATGGTGGCTACAAGCACTTCGAACCGTAATAGGACCGATAGTATAAATTTGATCAAGCTCTTTAGCATTGGGAAACTCCGTTACTTTAGGCATCTTTTCATAACGACCTTTAAATACTTCTTTAAGGTACATCTTAGCTACTCTTTTAGCAGTTTCTTTGGTGTTATGGTCGTTTTCTACATCTATTACTAGGCTTTTTAATACTCCTAATATTTGTTCTTCTACCTCTATTTGTAAGCGATCTATATCACCTTCAATTAGAAATTCGGAAATATTGTCATTAGCAAAGAAAGTGCCTTCCCCTTGCTGGATTCTGCTTTTAATGGATTCTGATGCACTCATGGTTTATTCCTAATAGTATTATAGTTAGAAGTGTCAGGCAACTCCATAAGTCTTTCTCTCCATGCCCTAACTACTAAAGGGTCTGGAACTCCAGCCTCAACAAACCCTTGTGCTCTTAAAGTTGTAGCATGGTCTTTGCCTGTTGGTGGATATTTTCCATCATAAGCCGTATGGCTATAACCTAAAGCATTCATACAGCCTTCTAATGTCATAGCCAACTTAATGCTTTCAGCTTTAGATAAATCCATTAATGGAGTTAAGATACGAAATTGAGTAATTCCTAAGGCTTCGTTTATAGTTTCGGTTTGACTATTAATAAATTGCTGGCGGCAGTCTGGATAGTTAGCATTGTCTTGCTGACAAACTCCAGTAACTAAATCAAAGCAATCTTTCTCTAAAGCATAATTAGCGGCAATAGTTAAAAAGAAAGCATTTCGCATTGGTACAAAAGTTAATTCAACTCTGTCCCCAATAATTTTATCCATACTTTCGTAGTCTTCGTATTCCTCTAACTGCTCATCTGGATTAGTTAAAGGGCTTCTACCTTTAAGGATATTGGGAACATTTACCACTTGGTGCGATGCAATATCAGCCATTTCTGCTATTTTTTTAGCAGATGTAATTTCCCGAAGATGCTTTTGCCCATAGTTAAAGGTAATAGCATGGACTTCATCAAAATTTTTCTTTGCCCAAAATAGGCAAGTCGTGGAATCTTGTCCACCAGATAAAACTACCATTACTTTAGACATTTTCTTTATCCTTTACGATTACGGCTGTTGGATTGATTGAAATCCCACCTCTAGGCATAAAATCTCCTCTTACCTTAATCCATTTTGGTTCCATTAGCTTATAAAGGTCAGAAGCAATAGTATTAACGCAATCCTCATGGAAAGAACCATGCTGACGGAAGCCAAATAGGTAAAGTTTTAAAGACTTACTTTCAACTAAATATTGGTCTGGCTGGTAGAGAATAGTAATATTGGCAAAGTCTGGTTGCCCTGTCTTTGGGCAAATATGAGTAAATTCTGGGCATTCAAGTTCTACTTCATAATCGTTTTGGGGGAATTGGTTTTCGAACCTTTCCAAAATTGCTGGATTGTAGTCAGCAGAATAATCAGTAGTAGTAGCACCCAGTAGGGTTAAGGTTTTGGTATCGCTCATGGTTTTCCTTTAAACGAGTTTTTTAGATTGAAGCAAGTGAAGTGAGTCAAATATATTGTTAATCTGTGATTCATTGCCTAAAGCAAGATAAATCCTAGTTCCTAAGTTTCGTTCTACTTCTATTGCCCGCTTTACATGGTTAGTTACCGACATAAAACTAGCTAGACCTCGAATAGATTTACCATTAAATGGAGTTGCTCCACCTTCCCAAGCCTGTTGGTTAGCAAGTAAAGCAATTTCTGAATTGGTAAATCCTGACTTCTGTAGATAGTGTATTACAGTTTGAGGTGGCTTCCTATAAAATTCTTTTCTATTTATGCTTTTTAGTTTTCCACCACCAACGTAGTATTGAAGATTTCCGAAGCGTTGCCCAGAATATAAGCTAGAACTATCTACTGAATATGGCTTGTAATGCTTAATAAATGGGACATTAACGAAACCTAGCCAATGTGCGTGTCTTTCTTTGTTTACTTCACAAAACCACTTTACGTAGTTAGTGTTTTCCCCGCCAATTACAATTCCACCAAACATAATGTAATCAGTATAAGAATAGAATTCCTCTAACCTTTCAAGGGTATCGCCCCTAGTAAATACTGGCATGATGTCCGTAAAGCCAGCATCCAGCATCTTATGGTAATTAACATAAGTGCCTTCTGGATTGCCAAATACATCTAACTGGACAGCTTTATAGTCCCATTCAGAAGGAATAGTCTTTAGAAACCTCATGTAATCCTCTAAAGAAATCTCTTTTCCAGTATTCCAAGCAGTAAAAGCCCCAGAATCCACAATTAAACGAAAAGTGCTTGGGTCACGGGCTTTTAAATTGTCAATAATTCCTTGTTTGAAATAAGGGAAGGCAACAAGTATATTTAACTTAGGAGACTTCGACATCTTCTAGCCCTAAAGAATCAATTAAATTGGTTACTTTTTCCCATATAAAATCTCTATTTTCTGGGTTGCAAGCAATATAAATTTTTTCTTTAGCTAGAGAATCTTTCGGTTCAATTCCATCCATCTTTTCAATATCGCTATCCCAAGCCCTAAAAAGAAGGTTTATTTCGTCAGTAGTAAAGCCAGTAGCAATAGATTCAGCAGAAGAAAGCCCTTCTAATTCAATTTTTAGAAGTTCCTCATCCCATCCAGAATTAAGAGCAATTTTATTGTTGGCAAGAATATAAGACTTCTTTTCCCCTTCCGTCATATTGTCATGCCGAATACAAGGCACTTTATCCATGTCTAGTTTTCTAGCCGCTAATACCCGCCCATGCCCTACAAGAATAGTATTATTTTCATCAATCTCTACTGGGTCACGAAAACCTAATAGCTGGATAGCACCAGCTAATTGTGCTACTTGCTCATCACTATGAATTCTAGCGTTATTGGCATAAGGAATTAACTTTTCAATCGCTACTTGTTCTATTTTCATAGGTTACTCATCTTAGTTGGGGAATAAGTGTAAAGCCAAACTTGTTTACGGCTTTTAGGTGTTGTATTGTCTATTGGCTCCCGTTTAACATACCGCTGACGCATTAAATAACATAATCCCATACTAGCCTCGTTCGGAAGCAAATCAACTGCTTGGGCGGTTATCTCACGCAATGTAAGAGGTTTTTGTTGGGCTTCAAAAACTGCCCGAATCTTGACTACGGCATTAGACATAAAAAAGCCCTCATGTGTTAGATGAGGGCTATCATACTCCACAAGTATTACTTGTCAAGCAGTTAATAAAGCAACCGCTCTGTCCTTCATAGAGTTACCCATTCCAAACCAAGCATTGTCTAAACGAGCATCATTAGAACGACTTGGAGCATGGTGGTCGTAATACTCAGTTACCGCATTAAGCATCCCCCACTTGGTATAGCCAGCTAATTCAACTCCTTTAGCTTCACCATCAAATAACTGCATAATTTTGCGGTAAGTGCGGTTTTGGGTCGAATCGTCTGTTTTAACTTGATTAACAGGTTTAATAAGCTCTTGGACAAACTGATGGGCTTGAAGAATATCCATTCTTTGCTTTTGAAGGTATTTGCCCATTTCTAGGAAAGCTCCAAAAGATTCAACTGCCGTTCCCAATTTAGCTTTAACTGCTACATGGTCGAAGTAAGAAACGTGGCTAAAAGATACACAATGGCTTCTATCGGAAGTAGCAGAAGTCAAAGTGTTATTACAAACTACACGAACAGTAGTAAATCGGGCTGTAGTAGCTAAAGACTTATCGCATGAAGTTGAAAGCAAAAGAAAGCCCCCAACGCCATCGCCTTTAGTGATTTCACCATACTTTCCAGTTTCTGCCAATGCCCATAAATGCTTGCCACCTTTAAGAGTGCCAGCAGTATGAATTCGGAATCCAGATTCATCTACCAAATCCCTAAAGAACTCTAATACTTCTCTAGGCTGGACAGTTTTATAGCGGTTAGTAACTACTGACAAAGGTGCGTTGGTATCAGAACGATAAAGCACATTCTGGTTAGGAAAGGTCTGGTTATTGCCACCAGCAAGAAAGCCTACTGGGCTAGATTCGATAGTCCAATCCATGCCAGCCGCTTTTTGCCATTCCTCTATAGAAGAACCTTCATCTATAGACTGACCCAATTCATGCCAAGGAGTTTCGCCAACAAAAGCCATTTCAACGAAACCATCTTCTCTAATTGTTAGTTCATGTGCCATTTTTATTTCCTTTTCGTATTAAATAAATTGTGCAAAAAATTGTCCAATGGAAATGCCTAATAAACCTAAGGCAACCATGCCACCTAAAACTACTGCTATAAACACAAGGGCTAATACTTCTAGCCAATTTGGAGTTTTTTTATCGTCGTACAAAAGTTTCATTTTTCCCCCCTTATTTGTTAGCTTTAGATTCGTTTAAAACTTCTAACCAAGCTATTTCTTTATCAGTTTGGGCAAAAGTAACTTTAGGCATTTTTAAATCAAGTTCTTTCATTTTGGTTAAGAGCTCTTGTGGAGTAAGACTTTTTAAGTAGTCGAATTGACTTTTTAAATTTTGCATTTTGATTTCCTTTTCGTATATGGCTTAATTGCCATACAAGTATTATAAGATAGTATTTGTAACAAATAAAACCTTTTTTTAAAGACCATACAAAAAAGTTCGTTACTAAAAGAAAAACCCCTTTCGGGGCTTTTCTAGCAAGTTACTGCATACCATTTAATTCCGTTGCTATCTTCATGGTCAAAAGCATCTGCCCTTCCGCAAGGCATACCATCAAACCAACCACCGTTATAGCGACAGTCTTGTTTTCTTACTTGTATAGCAATTTTTTTGGCTTCTGCTTCATCTTCAAAATATAAGACACTTAAAGATATTCGGTTATCTAAACTCCAACGACCTTTTACTTTGCCAAATGTAAGAACTTGACCGCCATTATGGATTTCATTCATACTTTATTTCCTTTTCGTAGGTTTAAAGAGCAATTACATGGAACACAATTTTGCATCCCATAGGACTATTATAGCATATATTCGTTTCAAATACAACCTATATTTAATAACGAACTAATTTGGTTCGGTATTGGGTGGGGTGGTACTACGAAAAGGATTAGTAGTTTTTAGTCATACAGGACTGCACCACCCCATAGAAGGTGGGCTACTCACTTATCAGGGAATCATCCTGAACTTTATATTTAACTGCTACTTGCCCGAAAGGTTACGGATTTTTCAATTAAATACAAGTGCTTTCGCCCGTAAATCTTAGAAAGGAATATCCTCATCTATATTGCTTACTGATACTGCTGGCTTAGAGCCGTCTTTTGGTTTTGGTTCCATTAAGGACATCCAACCATCCCAATTTACAGGAGTTCCGTCAATTTTAATCGACAGTTGTCCCTTGTCGTTCTGAAAGCATACCCCCATCTTAAACCAACGATTTTTTTCTGCACCTGTATTGTCTTTATAAGTGCCATTCTTCGTAAATACTTCATAGCGGACTGTTGCCATTACTACCTCCTAGTTTTTCAATTAAAGATTCAACCTCTGATAAAAACTGCTTTACTTCTATTTCCATATCGGCGATGGTGTCATTACTCCGATATAACCGCTTTACAAACAAACGATTTCTTTCAGGCAAACGAGGGTCATAGCTTACAAAATCGCACCATTCCCTATTGGTTACCCATAACTGGCATTGTATTTGCTTGTAATACTCTGTTGGCACTACATCAGCATCTAAATAATCTATATGAGTAGTAGTGTTTGGGCATTTAATTTCTACCAACCCATCATTCCCAACAAGACCATCAGGGCTTACACCAAGCCATTTAATTGTTGGGTGAAGCCAGAAGCCTGTTTTATCTACAAATGTTTCACGTGAAACTTCATAAGCCTGTCTAGCAAAAGGTTCTTGTAAAACTCCCCACTCCATAGAGGAATTAAAAAAAGATTCCATAATTTCATTGGAAAGCCTTTCAGCCACTATTCGGGTTCTATATTTCTTCCGTGTAATAGCTTCTCCAGATTTGCCTTTAGCCATAACATCAGCAATAGAACTACCAGATACATGACCTAATTTAATTCTTTTCCATTCGTCTGTGCCTTGAATTACTTTTTGGGCGGCAAGCCTATCTTCTGTCGTAAAAGTAGTCATTTCTCACTTGCCTTTCTTAGTATTGCTCTAATTTCTTCAACAATCGCCCAAGCTAAATCAGAATCCATAACCTTCATTGAATTCTTTTCGCTACACCAACCCCTTGCTACTGCTCCAGTTATTTCCTCATCTGTTAGTTCTTTTACTGGATGGGTATAAAGTGGAATCATTCCATTTTGTAAAGATTTAGGAAATTGCTGGTAATCTTTATCAAGCACAAAAGTATTTATTTCATCCATCCACGCTACTGGT